CCCGCGCCGCCGCCACCCCTCCACCGGTCCCCACGGTGGTCGAGGTGGCCCCCACCAGCGAAACACCCATGGCTGCACCTGAGCAGCCTGAACCAGCCCCGCCAGTCGTCGAGCCCGAGATCGAATGCTCCTGCCGATCCGCGAGGTTCCGCCATCTTGAGCGTCACGCCGCACATGCGAACGCCCATGTTGACGGAACCTATCCACGCGTCGGACAGGTCGTCGGCGAGCCCTACGCGATTCCGTGGTGCTGGTTCATGGACCCCCCCGTCACCGGTGTCACTCCGCCCGCCTTTCCCGGGCTTGTGGTACCTGAGGACAACTGCATCGTGTGCGCGAGCGTCGTTTGTGACGTTTGTCGCGTGCGAAGCATAGTGTCCCGCCACGCCGTTGACGAGGAACTTTTAGCGTTCGCCATTGGGCAATGCACCCTCAACGTCAGAGACACTCGTTTCTGGCGCGAATTGAAGATGAGGCTGCATGCAAAGGTGGCAACAAGGAAGTGGTCCGAGCTCAGGTCAGCTCTCGAAGTCAATCGTGTCATCGTGGCGGTGACTGAGTACAATTGCGACGCGGAGATCATTTCGCAATTGCAACGAGGCTCGCCCGCCATGCATGCCACGGCACAGTTCCTCCGCGGTGAGGCCGGTACCAACCTGCCCCACCGTTGAGGAGGCCCAGTCGAATTGACAGGCGTCTGCGCAGCTCTAGGTCCACACACACGTGAGGAGCTGGGGGAAGGTTGCGCGATCTTGAGGACGCCACAAGACGACGGGCTGTGCCACAAGCGAACGATCACAATCCTGGGGCAACCCGACGCAGACGGATTGTGGACCCCATTCGTGCACCATGACTGCGTCCATAACCAAGAACTCGCCATAGCCAATCGAGTTCTTGGGAAGACCCCACCCACAACCCGGGAGGGGCTGGCCATGATGAAGCGAGGTGCAAAGATCTTAAAGCGACATCTACCGAAGACGACTCAAGAGGAGTACGCCTTGTTCGCCCAGAACTACGGTTTGGCCAAGCGCAAGCGTTACGAGGACGCTGCTGAGGAGTTGCGCACGTTTGGTATACGTAAACAGGATGCCAAAGTCAAGATGTTCGTGAAGTGTGAGAAGTTGTCTTCAGCCACTAAGCGAAATCCTGACCCCAGGGCGATACAGTTCCGCGACCCGCGGTACTGTGTGGCACTGGCGTCGTACCTCAAGCCGATGGAACACCTTCTGTACAAGCTCAAAGTCAAGACCCCGAACTGCGGGCGACTTAGGCTGGTGGGGAAGGGCCTCAATCAAGTGGAGCGGGCTGAACTACTAAAGCGAAAGATGGAAGCAATTCCGGACTGCGTGGTACTAAGCCTTGACTGCTCGCGATTCGACAAGCACGTGTCGCGGGAAGCCTTGCAGGTGGAGCATTCCGTCTACCTGCACTCCAACAACGATTCAGAGTTTCGTCGACTGCTCAGCTGGCAACTAAATAACGTCTGCTATACGGATACAGGCTTCAGATACGTCACCCGAGGAAAGAGAATGAGTGGCGATATGAACACAGCACTCGGCAACTGTGTTTTGATGTTGAGTATGTTACTCGGAGCAATGGAAGAGCGGGGTTGCCCGTACGACCTTCTTGATGATGGTGATGATTGCTTACTCATACTTGGCTCACGTGACAATACCCCAGCATTTCAGGAGTACCTGGTGAAATGCTTCCACGAGTATGGTCACAGTCTGAAGATTGAATCCGTCTGCAAGGAATACCACAGCGTGAGCTGGTGTCAGAGCAATGTTGTGTCCAACGGGCATTGGAACAAGTTTGTGCGCGATCCACGTAAGGTGATGGCGCACGGACTAGCCAGCCCGAAATGGAAATACATGAATCTGCGCCAGCGTGGTGAGTACCTGCAGGGGTTGGCATCCTGTGAAGCCATCTTGAACCGAGGAGTACCTGTGCTCCAGGCATATGCTGCCGCCCTGAAACGCAATGCGGGGCAGGCGCGGGCAGTGTATGATCAAGGTGGTGGTGAGTACCTCAGGATGCTTCGTGAGCTTCGGAGCGGCGATGGCGATTACGAGATCGTCACGGACGAGGCGCGCGAGAGTTTTGCCACGGCATTCTCCATGCCGGTGGCGGAGCAGCTTCGTGTTGAAGAGTGGTTGTCCACGTGGACCTTCCAATTGGGTGGCGAAGAGCTGGAGATTGGGATCGGCTCAGGCCCCGAGTGGGTCGACCCGCGAATCGTCAAGCGCGAGGTCCTGTGGGATGAATAATCCACGCAAGAAACAACAGAAGCAAAAGGGCTCGCAGGCTGCCCGACAAGTTAAACCTGCATCTCGTGCGGCTCCGAAACCGAAGTCGCAGACCCCAAATCAAGGAGTTCAACTGAGCTCCTGCGCCGAGGACTACGGAAGGGCATTGGTGAATCCCTTCACGGGTCCCTTGGCGTGCATACCGAACATTCCAGCACTTATGACGCGTAAAGTCAGGTACTGGTCTAAAGGTGTCATGTCGACCAGTTCAACCACTGGCTTTGGATTCATCTCTTTTGATCCATCCAATGCTGTGGTCAACAACCGGTCTTCTATTTACGTATCGGACAGCTCATTCCTTGGCACCAGTGTTAGTACCACTGGCGCGACTGGATACACTACGAATGCAGAGTATGCAGATACCTCATTCGGAGCGACAGCTGCCAGCACCCAATATCGGATTGTGGCTGCTGGGGTAAGAATTAGATACATAGGCACTGAGTTAAACCGCGGTGGACAAGTCGTTGGGTTGGAAGACCCGACACATTCCACTTTGAATGGGCGCGTCCTCACCAGCTTCGATCTCGAGCTCGAAAGTGCTCGAATGGCAGTTGGCCGCGACTGGGCTACGGTATTGTACCACCCGGTCGTGAATGAGGAATACAACTTCCAAAACACGTTCCCTCCAGTGAACATGACTGCGGACCTCTCCTACTACATGGGTTTGGTGGTCGCCGCTCCAACGGCGACGACACCAGCCACATTTGAGTGGGAAGCGTACGTGGTCGCAGAGCTGCAGGGAAGGAACGTTCAATCCAAGACGATGTCCCATGTGGACCTCACTGGGTTTTCCGCTGTGCAC